ACCTGGCTTAGTAGCCGTAACAGTAACTTTTCCAGCAGATGCTTCAGCCGTCAAACCAAGCGACGGATTAGCATTTACATAATCTGCAATTTTCTTTGCAACAGTATCAACAGTTTCCGAAGCCTTGTAAACATGAACTGTAGCAGTCCAATTAGCACGCTCGTTAAACTGAATACCTTTCTTAACAAAGATAACAGAATGATCTTCCATTACAGTAACATCGGGAACCGTAAATTCAGCTACAAAAGTCTTAGCTGCTTTATAGCTCGACTTAACATAACTAAAATGGTTGTTATAGAACGGAAGAATAACAGGGCCTCCCTCAGCAGAAGTACGACCAAGTACAATCGCACCCTCTCCCTTCATTTCAGCACCTGTGGCACTAACAGTGAGTTTACCGTCTTTAAGATAGTAAAAACCTACAGCACCAGAAGCAGCAAGTTCAGGCGTAGCTCCAGTTGCATAAGCGACATCACCAGCACCTAAAATAAATTGTCTCATATTTGTATAGTTTTAATAATGTTAATTAGAAGTTATGGCAACACTCCTAAGATATATTTCAGCGGCAG